ATAATTACGAACAATCCTCTCAAAATACTCATTAAATTGAGTTGCGTAACACCTAATTTCAGTCAAAATGTCATGATCCACATTGTCAAACGTCAAGTCCCACGACGTTGCATCAGAATCCTTTGGATTGGCAAATGTTGATTTGACATTACTCAAATGTTCCCAATCAACTAAGTTATCACCAAATCCTGGCTTTTGTGGTATATTCATATAGTTACCAATACACCATTTCTGATATCGACTAAACAACAAACGCTCAATAACTTGATCCACAACTGATACTGAGTGAATCAAACGCCACGTTTCAGTGGTTGCCTTTTTCATGGAATGCGGTTCCTGTTTTATAAAGATCCGCACTGGGTCACATAAACCCATTCTCACATTACTAATGGCATCAACACCATCAACATCATGTAATAATACAAGGCGCTGACACACACAATTTATCAACATCTCAACCATATGTTCATCTTCAAGTACCTTAGCATTTGTTGCATATTGGTACATTAAAGGACATCCAGGAGATGCCTGTGGTTTAATTTCTTCGCGTATAAGATAGCCAACTTCAGCTCTCAACCTCTCGTCAACACTAACGTGAGGGAACTTCAGCTGACCTTTCCTAATGTTGCTAGCTGCTCCCCAAGCCTCGACAGCTGCTCGCAAATCTGCTTTATCTCTAAAGTCCTCTTCGCAAGCTTCGTCGGTTCTTGGTCCGTCTGTGAAACCAAATCCATAAGACGTCCGTTCAACCTTTCTCGCCTCTCGATTAATTTCACTCTGAAAATCTTGTCTCCGGCAGAGTTGGTTGCGGAAACTGGTAAGCTCGGCTCCTGCTCGTTGAGGGGGCCAAACATACCTGTCGACACCTTGTATTGTGGCACTGGCTTTAATAACTGCACCATCGTCCCTTGGTTTTTGCCGCTGTCCTTGCTTTCGGGGACATTTTCCGACAATTGTAAAACCTTCGGCAATCCTTGCGGGTTCGATGGTTTCGAGACATGGGCAGTAGCTGCCATAACGCTTGAGGTCACCGGTTGCCCATTCTCCTGGTTGGCAGCCACGGAGGGCGTCGTGGCTGCCTCCTCTTTTGGGGCCTGCACAAACGTCAACTGTGGTTCTATACTTTCAGGTTTAAATTCAACTTTCGGCTTCTTCTTGCGTTTCTTCTTCTTCTTCTTAGTGGCATTCAACTCACTTGGAGAATTGGAAGGCGTCACAACTTTTGGTTTTGGTCGATTATCCATCTCTTGGACATCATCCAACATCGACAAAGTGGGAGCAGGATAGTTTGGTATCTGAACAAATGTTGGTGCAGATATTGTATCATTATTTGGATTAATAGCCAAATTTCTATACGAAAAATCACACTCAGCAAAAAGCTCTTTAACCTCTTCTAACTTTCTCATTGCAATCTCCACTTCAGTTTCCTGGGTGCCTGTTTCTTTACTTTCAGGAGTAAATGTGCCATATTCAAGCGATCGTACTATCTCATACGAACGGGCTACTTTCTCATCCGAACACCACTCAGGGTTTTCTAGGACTTCAATAACTTTAGCTACTCGAACATCAACTGGATATTCTTCTTCACTACTTTCACATGGTTCTACTTCACTGATTTCAGACCCACATGGTCCACACTCATCGAAAAATTCATCAAAACAATCATCAACTTCATCAGAACTCAACTCTCTTAAGAGGTTTTCTGGAGTATACATTTGTTCCTTTGATTCTTTCTTAAACTGCGTGTTCCATGCTGATTTTACAGGCACAGGGGCGGGCTTAACATCTTTTACTATCCTGCGACGGCGCTTTGCTTCTTCCAGCTGTCTCTCAGCCAGTTTAATCCGCATTTCCTCGCGTCTTTTATTCTCCATTATCAACTCACGCTGTTGTTCGGGAGGCATTTCTTCAAATGGGACTACATAATAATCTCCATCTTCCATAGCTTCAACCAAAGCAACTTGATCATCGATCGTCACAGCTAGTTGTTTACCGAGGTTAGAATAATTTACTTTACGCATACGTGTTGTTCGCATATGATCAAGGTATTCCTGACTGACTTCATGACGTTCGCCTGCCACATAAACATAGCGATCATCTTCTACATCATCATCATACTCTTGTTCCTCACGCTCTTGTCGCCTGAGAAACTGTCTTTCCAACTTCTGGTTGTACTTACGACGTTTTCTCTCAAGCTTACTTTCCACAGTAAACGAAGCTGGGTACCTGCGTTCACGAATTAACGACTTAATAGTCCCCATCCAAATTCCTCGGTTTAGTCCGACGGACTGGGTGCCTCCACCTAAGTGCATAGCCACTATATGGCCATTTGCATCAAAAACGGGCCCTCCAGACCACGATGGTAGTGTACTTGCAGTGTAATACAAATATGGAAAGTCATGAACATCACTAATATGACCATTTGCACTACCGCAGACTTCAGGGACGGGGCCGTAAGTTCGACACGTGCTGCCTAGATCAATTGCTAATTTTGCTTTCTTCAAACCAACTGTTGATGCAAATCTAACATCAGTTTTCATAATCACAAAATCTAAACCATCACCATTCTCATCAACACTTGCATAAGCAAATGGAACTGGCAAATCGTCAGCATTCAATCCCCTACTTTCACCTGGTTTCACAATCGTTGCATTGTCTAGATCTTTCCAAACATGCCACGCAGTCGCCAGGCAATCTTCACCTCCAATGTCCACTCGGAATAGCTCGCCAAATATAACTCCATTCTTTACACAATACGCAACACATGCTGGTGCATTCACCACGCTTATGTCGGAATCGGCGAATTTTGATTCTTTGACAAACATCCCAACTGCTTTGTCCTTGATGGACTGATTAAACAACGGTACTCGAGCCCGATACAATTTCCCATTTATCGGAAAATCAACTTTAGGCCCTTTCTCATCATATGTCAATCCAACCTCAACATCGCACACCGTTGCCAAATCCACCATACACCAACGGTAATATGAATCTAGCAACTTTCGCCAAATGTACATGATCATTTTATATCCAATAAACAACCATGTACATATGGTGAGCACCACCAAGCCACATGTAGTTCCAAAGACAAAAGCCGCCAACCAGTATTCACTGTCCGTTTTAGCGACTTCCGAATTCCATAAAAATGAATAAATCTCTATGAAACTACTCCACCTACCTGGTAGCTTGCCGAACCAGGCATATGACGTCCAAAACCAAAAGGAAATGAACGCCATACCTGAGATAAATCTAGAAACAAACCAGACATATCTCGCCGTGGACTTACCCGTGTCCACGGTTACGTCTTTGCACCAACTCAGCACGTCAAAGCAGCGATGCAAAACTTTTTCGGGTGTGTAGGCACCCTCCACCTCGTTCACTTTAGTGAACGCTGGAGACGTTGCTCCAGTGGTCG